GGTTTATCAACGGCAAGCTGCTACGCGGCACGGCCAGCTTGCACCGCACGGCGCAGAGTCGGCGCTGGCGGCTGTTTTGGCGGCTCAAAGCGATGCGCAGGGTGACGGCATGACCCGCAACGACGAGATCATCCGCGCCGTGCTGCGATCCAAAGAGCACGAGGAAGGGCGCACCTTGCCCGAGATCGCGGAGATCACCGGTCAAGCGGAGAGTCAGATACACCGGGCGGCCAAGCGCATGCCCGACCTTTACAAAGATCGCTGGGAAACCCGCGTCAACAGCGCTGGCGCTCAGTACCACGTTGCGGTCTACTGCGTCGTGGTGCCCCCCGAGGACGCGCCTCGCCCGCCGCGCAAGGAGCGCCAGCTGCGCACCGGCAAATTTTCCCAGCTACCCGTGGTCCCCACGGAACTCAAAACCCCAACCTTTTTAGGACACGTATGATCCTCGCCGACATTGAACTCTGGCACCGCAAAGCCAGGCCAAAACCCACCGCCGAGAACTTCAACGTGCAGCTGGGGTGTCACATGGAGGAGATCGCTGAGATGCTGGTGACCCTGACAGGCGAAACGCACCTCGCTGTCTCGGTTACTCAAAACGCACCAGGTTGCGGCGCGCATCAAAGACCGCGAGGGCTTCCTCGACTCCCTGGCCGACCAGATCGTCACCGCCGTCGGCGTGGGCTGGTGTGCCGGCATGCAGACTGTCATGGCGTGCAGCGAAGTCAACGACAGCAACTGGTCCAAGTTCGTGAACGAGCAGCCCGTGTTCAACGAGCACGGCAAGATCACCAAGGGGCCCGACTACGCCCCACCCAATCTGAAAGGTTTGTACTGATGGACCTCGTCGTACTTGACTTCGAGACTTTCTGGGACACGGACCACACCCTGTCCAAGATGCTGCCCATGGCCTACGTCATGTCGCCCAAGACCCAGCTGATCTCCCTGGCGATCAAGGTCAACCACCACCCAACCGACGTGTTCTTCGGCGAAAAAGCCATCCAGCACGCGGTCAACAGCCTGGACTGGTCCAACCGGATGGTGGTGGCCCACAACATGAGCGGCTTCGACGCCATGATCTGCGCCTGGCGCCTCGGCATCAAACCCAAAATGTGGGGGTGCACCTTGGCCATGGCCCGCCCCCTGCACAGCAAAACCTGCGGCAACAGCCTGGGCAAACTGGTCGAGCACTACGCCCTGGGGACCAAAGACCAAACCGCGCTCCTGCAAACCAAGGGGCGGCGCCTGGAGGCGTTCACCGCGTCTGAGGTCGACGCCATGGCCCGCTACAACCGGGCCGACGTGGAGCAATGCTACGCACTGTTCCACAAGCTCAAGGCGCACTACAACGCCAAGGAGCTGTGGCAGATCGACGCCACCATCCGCATGCTGGTCGAGCCGCGGTTCCTGGTCAACCACACCCTGCTGGAGACCGCGTTGTCCGTCGAGCGCGACCACAAACGCAGGGCCATCCTGACCCTGGCGCGGCACCTGAAAACCAGCGGGGGGCAGAGCGAGGCCGTCACCCAGGCGGCCACCATCGAGCAGCTGGAAGAAGCGGTGCGCTCCGAGATGGCCAGCGCGCCAAAGTTCGCTGCGCTGCTGCGCGCCCAGGGGGTCGAGGTGCCCATGAAACCCTCCCCCACCAACCCAGAGAAAGACGTACCTGCCCTGGCCAAGACCGACGAAGCGTTCATCGCCCTCCAGGAGCACGAGAACGAGGTCATCGCCGCGGCCGCCCGTGCCCGGCTGGCGGTCAAGTCCACGCTGCTGGAGACGCGCATCGGCGCGTTCCTGGAAGCCTGCGACGCCACTGAGGGGTACCTACCCGTGCCGCTAAGCTACTGCGGCGCTGACACCACCGGGCGCTGGTCGGGCTGGGCGTACAACCCGCAGAACCTGAGCCGTATCGACCCGAAGAAACCCAAGGTCAGCGACGCCTTGCGCAACTGCATGCGGGCCCCCGCCGGGTACAAGGTCATCGTGGCCGACCTGTCGGGTATCGAGCTGCGGGTCAACCACTTCCTGTGGAACGTCCCGTCGTCCATGGCGCTGTTCCGCGCAGACCCCGAGAAGGCCGACCTCTACAAAGAGTTCGCGTCCACGCTCTACAACGTGGCCGTGGCCGACGTGGACAAGGGGCAGCGCCAGGTGGGCAAGGTCGCACACCTGGGCCTTGGCTTCGGTGCGGGGCCCCCGACGTTTCAGAAAGTCGCGCGACTCATGGCGGGCATCGACATGAGCGAAGGCGAGGCGATCAACGTGGTCGGCAAGTGGCGCGAGGAATACGCCCAGATCGTTCGCGGCTGGCGCACTTGCCATGCGGCCCTGCCGCACATCTACAGCGGCACCAAGACGCAGATCGACGACTGGGGGCTGTGCTCCACGGGGGCCGAGGGTATCACCTTGCCCAGCGGGCGCGTCATCCGATACCCCGGGCTGCACCAGGAGCGCGACGCCAACGGCAAGCAAGAGTGGTGGTACGGTGCCGGCCGGCACCGGGCGCGCATCTACGCCGGGAAGATCACCGAGAACATTGTCCAGGCCCTGGCCCGAGACGTGATCGCCGACAACGCGGTCGACTTCTTCAAGGCCAGCAAGCTGCGCCCCGCCCTCATGGTGCACGACGAGCTGGTGTATGTGGTTCCCGAGAAAGACGCCCAGCCAGCGCTGGACACCCTGCAAGCCCTCATGCGCAAACCCCCCAGGTGGTGGCCCGAGCTGGTCACCTGGTCTGAGGGGGACATCGCCGACACCTACGGAGCCGCCAAGTGAGTACCGCACGTCGGGTGGTCAATGAAGCCGAAAACAAGGGGTACAGTTAGTGTAATATATGTTACTACTTAGGAGGTAACATGGACAAACAAGCGCTACTGTTAGCCATCAACCGGCTCATCAACCACCCGAAAGCCCGGGAATTCTACGACACCGTCCAGGTGGCCGCATCGCTCCCCGCGCACCTCAAGTTGACCCTGCTGCCGGAAGCCGCTGAGCTGGCCCCGCTGGTGGAGCTGCTGCGGGATGACAAGGAGGCATTCGGTGCTGTGATGGAGCTGGTGGACCGCAAACGGGCAGCGCTTGGTAGCCCAGGGCTCCACAAGCCGGCCGAGACCGGGTTCGACAAAGCCGAGTACCAGCGGGCCTTCATGGCCAACAAGCGCATCCGTGAGCGCCGTGCTGCTGAGCTGGAGAACGCCGTGCGCCCCGGGCGAGACCAGCTGATCGGCAATGCCCGCCTGGAGTTCATGCGCGTGCAGAGCGCCCGCTGGAAAGCCAAGCGAGACCAGCTGGTCGAAGCCGCCCGCGCGGCCAACGGCAAGCCCCTGAGCAAAGAGCAGCTGCGCCAGGTGCTCCACAGCTTCTGGGAGTCCGTGGACGCTGAGCTGGACGAGGTCGAAGTCAACAACCGCCGCCGCATGCTGGGCGCGTAAAAAAGCCCCCCGGAGTTACCCGAGGGGCCAACCACTTTCGTGGGGGGAGACAACAGCGGAGACAAAGCCGCGTTATTATTTTGCCACAACAGCAGTAAGCGTGTAAGCGCGTAAAATCACACTACCATGAATAAAGACAACCCACCCAGCGCGCTCAGCGTCCAGGTCGCCGGCGACCACTACAAGACCCTCAAGATTCAGCCCGTGGAGTACATCCACGCCAACAACATCGGGTACTTCGAGGGCAACGTGATCAAGTACATCACCCGTTGGCGCAGCAAAGGTGGCAACGCCGACCTACTCAAGGCCCAACACTACATCGAGCTGCTGCTGGAGATGGAGTCGCGCAGTGAGTAAACCCCCCGCAGTCGTCCCCTGGAGCTACTCCAGTTTGTCGGCCTACGAAACGTGCCCACGCCGTTTCGAGATCACTCGCCTGTCCAAGAAAGTGGTGGAGGGGCAGAGCGCCGCCATGTTGCATGGCAACGAGGTTCACAAAGCCTTGGAGCTGGCCACCCTGGGCTCCAAACCCCTGCCCGAGAAGTACGGTCAGTACCAGCCGATCGTGGACAAGGTCACCTCGCGCCCGGGCAAGCGCCTGGTCGAGTTCAAGTTCGGGCTCACCAAGAACCTACAACCCACCGAGTTCTTCGGCAAGGATGTCTGGGTGCGCGGCGTGATCGACTTCGCTCTACTTGGCACAAAAACTGCTATGTGCTGCGATTGGAAAACTGGCAAGCCCAAACCCGACGCGGACCAGCTCAAGCTGTTCGCCGGCGTCATGCTGCGCAGCTACCCCTACCTCACCGAGGTACGCACCGGCTACGTGTGGCTGGGCCACAACCAGATCACCGCCGAGACCTTCCGCCAGGAGCAAGCCCCTGAAATCTGGGGCGACTTCGCCGTCCGGGTTCACCGCATGGAGAACTCGCTCAAGAACAACGACTTCCCGCCGCGGCCGTCCGGCCTGTGTGGTTGGTGCCCGGTCGGCAAGGAACACTGCGAATTTTGGAAGGGTAATGCAGGTAAATGAGATACCGCAGGGGGGGCGTGTGTAATATACAGCTAACAACCAAGGAGCTTTCTTGATCGACGAGATGACTAACAGTGCACTGATCGCGCATGTGATTGACAGTGAAGACGCATCGGAGATGGAGCGCGAACTCGCTCACAGGCTCTCCGTGGCGGTCGAGGAAATCGAGACCATCGTCGAGGACTTGCAACGCCTGAAAGCCCAGTATGGCGATGGGGCCTGAGGAGCGGGTCAAAGCCGCAGTGAAGAAGTACCTCGCGTCCCAGGGCGCCTGGTACTGCATGCCGATCGGCACGGGCTGGGGACGCTCAGGCATCCCCGACTTCCTGGTGGCCTGGCGCGGGCGCTTCATCGCCATCGAGACCAAAGCCCCTGGCAAAATCAAGAACACCACCACCATGCAAGAACGTGAGATCGCCGAGATCAACGCTGCCGGCGCGGTTGCCGTGGTGATCGACGACGTTAGCCAGTTAGCCCATATTTTTGAGGAGCAGTGAGATGCCCAAGTCATCCCCCGCCAAACTGGCCTACATGGCCGAGCGGCAGAAAGCCCCGGCCGAAGTCGCCAAGCGCGTCGCCCGCAACAAGGTCCGCAGAGAAGCCATCGCTGAGGGCACGGTCAAACGCGGCGACGGTAAAGAGATCGACCACAAGAAGATGCTGGATCAGGGCGGCAGCACCGCCAAGTCCAACACCCGCGTCGTGGACGCCAAAGACAACCGCGCCTGGAGGGCCAAAGCCCCCGGCGCGTACACCAAAAAATGAGCATGACCCCCACCGAGATCAAACTCCTCGCCGTGCTCAAGGCCCCCGCTGTGCCGCTGGCCGAAGTGTGTGACCGGTACCTGGGCCTGGGTGCCACCGAGGCGGCGCGGCAAGCTGCGCTGCACCTGCTCCCCTTCCCGGCGTTCCGGCTCAACGAGTCCCGCAAAGCCCCACTCATGGTCAGCGTGACCGACCTGGCCCGGCACATTGATGCCCAACACGAGTGTGCCAAACGCTCATGGACCAATTCCCAGGTGTGACAAGCAGCGCTGCCCGTCACACCGATGGCGGGTTCTCAGTGTGACACGATCATTTTTTCATAGGAGAGTAAACCCAATCCATCATCGGGGCCACAGACAGGCGCCACCGGGGGCTCTCCTCTACAGCGGGGTATTTCAAGTCAGACATAAAACGGTATTTCAGGGTATTTCAAGACTTCAGGTGTGACATAAAATGTGACCGAGCCCCCTTGGCACACCGGCCATGTCACACCAGGAGAACAACATGTCAACCATCAGACAACGAGGCGATAAATGGCAAGCAATGATACGAATCAAGAAGGACGGAGCGATTGTCCACCAGGAGAGCAAGACGTTCGACACCGAGCGGCTGGCGCGGGACTGGGCCCACCGGGTCGAGCAGCGCTTGTCTCAGAAGGGGTTGCCCCAGCGCAGCCTGGAGATAGAGACCCTGGCGGGCCTGCTGAGCAAATACGCCAAGCTGCGCGATGGGATCAAGCCGTTGCGGCGGTCGGCCCTCGGGGAACTGGAACAGCTCGCCTTGGCGTTTGGGTCTCAAAAGTTGTCCGGTGTTACCTCCGAGACATTCACCAAGTTCGCGCTGGCCCGCCATAAAGCGGGCACCGGCCCCGCCACCATCCAGCACAACCTGGCCACCATGCGCTCGGTGCTCAACAGCGCCAAGTCCATGTTCGGCCTGGAGATCGACGGCACCTTGGTGTCCGAGGCCATGCAGACCCTGGGTCGCATCGGCATCACTGCCAAGAGCCAAGTGCGCACCCGCCGGGTGAGCGACGCCGAGCTGGAGCGGCTGACCAAAGAATTCGAGCGCATCGCTCACAACCCCTCCACGGAGATACCCATGGCCACCATCGTCAACCTGAGCGTGGCGCTGCCCCGGCGGCGCACCGAACTCATGAGCATGCGCTGGGAAGACTACGACCCCAAGGCCGGCACCGTACTACTGCGCGACACCAAGAACCCCACGGTCGTGCGCAACGAGCTGATCCCGGTACCGCCAAGCGCAGCAGTCATCATCAAGACACTGCCCGTCATTGACGCGCGCATACTACCCTACGAGCCCGAGTCGGTGAGCGCGTCGTTTCAGCGCGCCTGTGACCGGCTGGGCATCCAAGATTTGCACCTGCATGACCTGCGCCATGAAGGTATCACCCGGCTGTTTGAGCAGGGGCTGGACATCCCCGACGTGGCCATGATCAGCGGGCACATTTCCTGGGCCACGCTCAAGCGATACACCCACCTCAAGCCGGCCAACGTGCTGGAGAAACTGAACCGTGCTCGTCTCTAAAAAACACAAGAAACTGCTGCTCAACCTCAAAGACCCCGGGCGCATCACGACGATCATGCCGTCGGCGCGCACCTTGGAGTACAAGGGCAGAACCCTGGTGGCGGTGCCCCACGGTCTCGACGAAGTGCGCGTGCTGCGCAACCTGGGGTTCGATGCACCCAGCCCGATGAGCGCCTACTACGACTGGCCCGGCCGGTATCA